CGGACATTATCTCCGTCGGCGGCCAGAGCTACACGGGCGCGGCGGTTCACGTTATCGACCTGATGGAAGTGGGACCATGACAAAATTCTATGCCATCGTGACCAGCACTGGCGCGGCAAAGATTGCCAACGCCGTGTCGCTCGGCACAAAACTGAACATCACGCACATGGCCGTGGGCGACGGCGGCGGCACGCTGCCGACACCGAACGCCAGCCAGACGAAGCTGATTAACGAGGTGCGCCGCGCCGCGCTTAACTCGCTGAGCGTGGACGCGGCCAACAGCAGCCAGATTATTGCGGAGCAGGTTATCCCGGAAAACGAGGGGGGATTCTGGATCCGGGAAATGGGGCTGTTTGATGGTGACGGCACGCTGATTGCCGTGTGCAACACAGCAGAAACCTACAAGCCACAGCTGCAGGAAGGCAGTGGGCGCACCCAGCGGCTGCGCATGATCATCATCGTCAGCAGCACCGACGCCGTGACGCTGAAGGTGGACCCGTCCGTGGTGCTGGCTACGCGGCAGTACGTGGATGAAAGCGTGCTGGAGGTAAGCCAGTACGCCGATAAGCTGATGGCCGCACACCTTGCCGCCGCCAATCCGCACGCACAGTACCTGCTGGCCGCTGACGGTTCGGCTCTGCCGGTCGGCATCCCGCAGCCGTGGCCGCTGGCAACGCCGCCTGCTGGCTGGCTGAAGTGCAACGGGGCTTACTTCAGTGCTTCCGCCTATCCGGCGCTGGCGAAGGTCTATCCGTCCCTGAAGCTGCCGGACCTGCGCGGGGAGTTTATCCGGGGCTGGGACGACGGGCGCGGTGCGGACGGCGGCCGTGCGCTGCTGTCTGTGCAGGGTGATGCCATCAGGAACATTACCGGCGTTCAGTCTCTGGACGTTGCCTATAACGGTAAATCGGAGGGGGTTTTTTACAACAACGGTAAAAACGCAAATGAAGGCGTTTATGCAGACGGAGCAGCTATTACCGACGGGCCACCTGTCGGCAACATGTCTAACGGTCAGTCAATGGGTGAAAAAATCTATTTTGATGCTTCGCGCGTGGTGCCGGTGGCGGCAGAGAACCGCCCGCGAAACGTGGCATTTAACTACATCGTGAGGGCCGCATAATGGCAAAGGTAACGTTTGATAAAAACGGGCTGGCAAAAGCCGATGGCACGCTGACGGTGTACGGGTATGACGCGCTGACCGGAGAGTTTACCGGCGCGGTGCAGGAGTTTCTGGCGCAGGGCGTCGGGTTGCCCGCCTGTGCCTGTCTGACTGCACCGCCGGACGTGCAGGCGGGGACGGTGGCCGTGTATCAGGACGGCAGCTGGCAGAGCGTGCCGGACCATCGCGGCGAAGCGGTTTATCCGGTGTCCGGCGGCGCGCCGGTTAAAATAACGGCGCTGGGTGACTATCCGGCGGACACCACAACGCAGGCCCCCGCAACCGCGTTTGATAAGTGGGACGGCGAAAAGTGGGTTACCGACAGCGATGCACAGCAGCAGTCGCGGCTTGACGCGGCGGCCAGCGAAAAGGCGGCGCGCGTGAGCGAGGCAAACGGCATCACCCAGGCATGGCAGTCGCAGCTGCTGTTAGGCATCATCACCGATGCGGATAAGGCCACACTTACCGCCTGGATGAAGTACGTGCAGGCGGTGCAGGCCGCCGACGTGTCAGGTGCGCCGGATATCAGCTGGCCCGAAAAGCCGCAGTAATCATCAGGCCCGTTTTGGGCCTGTTTTATTTTCATCATATCCGCCCATATAGAGCCAGGTAAGAGTCAGTCTGGTAAAAGGTTGTTAATCTCATCTGCAAATGGTGCAAATGTGCATCCAATAAGATATTTATGTTTCTTGCTTAAATGCTCTTTGAATATCCCAATAGGCCTGATTGATAAATTGTCTGTTTCAAGATTAATCATTATTTGGGCGACAATACAGCCACTCATTCCTGCAAGCGATGGAACACTTTCGAATTCGCTTCCTGGTTCAAAAGTCATTTTCGTCCCTTTTTTTCCTGGACGGGAATCATATGTGAATAAAATATCCTCATTCTCAGTATTATATTTGAACTCATGAAAGACCAGATTAAAACGCTGAAATCCTTTCCATTCCCGATCAGGGTGGTAAGTGTTTTTTGATGATGTATACCCCAAAATCATAAAGCTTCTCAATGGGGTTAATTCTGGACGAGGAATCAGATTGAGATAGGCGAGACGTTTCTTACTCTCACGCATTTTTTTTGGAATTTCAATGAATGCGTAATCCTTGCCAGCATGATGAAGCGCTTCTACATGCTCAAGTTTATATTTTTCACCATCAACAATTATGGCTCTGAACTCTTCTTTTTCGATCTGCGTAATAACATGCGATGCAGTAACGATGCAAAAGCCCAAGTCTGGCGTTAATGCAATGAAGCCGGTACCTACAAGTATGAACTCTTTTTGGCTGTGTTTTTTCAGAGTGTAAAATGCAACCAGTGCTCGATCATTTTTAAGCGCTAAAGCTGATGTTATTCTCAATTCAATCGCGTTTGGAATTTCATCAATCAGACTTTTAAAAGGATAGTTAACTTCGGTGATATGCATAAAGCCTCCTGCTTGAAGATGATCCGTTAAGTACTGTGATAACTATCAATTGTGTGAATCACCATACAACAGCTTGAGCATGCGAAAAAGTGTGTTGCCGATGAACATAGCGGAACCCCTTCACAGGAGAACCGCCACATGGCACAGGATTATCACCACGGCGTGCGCGTTGAGGAAATCAGCGAGGGCACCCGAACCATCACCACCGTCAGCACCGCGATTGTGGGGCTTGTCTGCACCGGCGACGACGCCGACGCGGCCACCTTCCCGCTTAACCGCCCGGTGCTGTTAACCGACGTACTCACCGCCAGCGGCAAGGCCGGGGAATCCGGTACGCTGGCCCGCTCACTGGATGCCATCGCGGATCAGTCAAAACCCGTCACCGTCGTCGTGCGCGTGCCGCAGGGCCAGACCGAAGCGGAAACCACCGCCAACATCATCGGCGGCGTGACCGACGGCCAGCGCACCGGCATGAAGGCGCTGCTGGCCGCGCAGTCCGTGTGCGGCGTAAAGCCCCGCATTCTCGGCGTGCCGGGCCACGACACCAAAGCCGTTGCCACCGAGCTGCTGAGCGTGGCGCAGAGCCTGCGCGGCTTTGCCTACCTGTCTGCGTATGGCTGCAGGAGCGTTGAAGAGGCGATTGCTTACCGCAGCAACTTCAGCCAGCGCGAAGGGATGCTGATCTGGCCTGACTTCATCAATTTTGACACCGTGCTGAAGGCGGACGCAACAGCCTACGCCACCGCCCGTGCGCTGGGCCTGCGCGCCAAAATCGACCAGCAGACCGGCTGGCATAAATCTCTGTCAAACGTCGGGGTGAACGGCGTCACCGGCATTTCAAAAGACGTTTTCTGGGACCTGCAGGATCCGGCCACCGATTCGGGCCTGCTGAACCAGAACGACGTCACCACGCTGATCCGTAAAGACGGCTTCCGCTTCTGGGGTTCCCGCTGCCTGAGTGATGACGCGCTGTTTCAGTTTGAGTGCTACACCCGCACCGCGCAGGTGCTGATGGACACGATGGCAGAAGCACAGATGTGGAGTGTTGACGGTGCGCTGAACCCGTCACTGGCACGCGACATCATTGAGAGCATCCGCGCGAAGCTGCGCAGCATGGTGACTCAGGGCTATCTGATTGGCGCTGACTGCTGGCTGGATGAAAGCGTGAACGATAAGGACACGCTGAAGGCGGGCAAGCTGCTGATTGATTACGACTACACGCCGGTGCCGCCACTGGAAAACCTGCTGCTGCGCCAGCGCATCACTGACCAGTACCTGGTCGATTTCAGCAGCCGCGTCAGCGCATAAGGAGACTGAAAGATGGCATTACCCCGCAAACTCAAGCACCTGAACGTGTTCAATGCAGGTAACAACTGGCAGGGGCTGGTTGAGTCCGTGACGCTGCCGAAAGTCACCCGTAAGTTCGAAAAATATCGCGGCGGTGGCATGGCCGGTGCGGTGGACATCGACATGGGCCTGGATGATGGTGCGCTGGATACGGAGTTTACCGTAGGCGGCACTGAAGCCCTGCTGTTTAAGCAGCTTGGTACCGAAACCGTGGACGGCATCCAGCTGCGCTTTACCGGCTCCATTCAGCGCGACGATACCGGTGAAGTGCAGGCGGTCGAGCTGGTCACGCGCGGACGCTATAAGGAGCTGGACTCAGGCGAATGGAAAACCGGTGAATCCAGCACCACCAAAGTGTCCGCAACCAACAGCTACGCAAAGCTGACCATTAACGGCGAAGTGGTTTACGAGATCGACATCGTGAACATGATCCACATCGTGGTTGGAAAGGACCTGATGGAAGCGCACCGCAACGCGCTGGGCCTGTAATTACACCGGCAGGCCGCGCGCCTGCCGCTTATCTCTCTTTTTAACGGAAAAGCATCATGACTGATAAAACTGCTCCAAATGAAAAAGTCGTCGAGCTGGATACCCCGATCCTGCGCGGCAAAACTGAAATCACCTCCGTCACCGTGCGCAAGCCGCAGTCCGGTGCGCTGCGCGGCACCCGCCTGCAGGCGCTGCTGGACATGGACGTGAACGCACTGATCACCGTGCTGCCGCGTATCACCACCCCGGCCCTGACCACGGCGGAAATCAACGAAATGGACCCCGCCGATCTGGTGAGCCTGTCTGTAGAGGTGGTCACTTTTTTGCTGAAGAAGTCGGTCCTGTCGGATTTAGCGACGGCCTGACGGTAGACGATCTGGTGGCGGATATCGCTACCGTCTTTCACTGGCCGCCCTCCGTTACCGAGTCCATGACGCTGACGGAGGTTCTGGAGTGGCGGCACAAAGCAATCCTGCGACACAGGGCCAGCGATGAGTGATAAAAATCTGCGTTTGCAGGTCGTGCTGGGCGCGGTCGATAAGCTGACGCGCCCCTTCCGCAGCGCCCGCGACAGCACCCGTGAGCTGGCTGGCACACTGCGCGACACCCGCAACACCCTTAAAGAGCTGGACGCTCAGGCCGGGCGTATCGACGGCTTTCGCAAGACCCGCTCACAGCTTGCCATCACCGCGAATAACCTGAAGGCCGCCCGCGAAGAAGCGGCCCGGCTGGCCGTGCAGTTTACGGAAACAAACAGGCCCACCGCCGCGCAGGCCCGGGTGCTGGAGCAGGCAAAAAACCGCGCCAGCCAGCTGCAGCAGACCTACAACGGGCTGCGTCTGTCGGTGCAGCGACAGCGTGAGGCGCTGGGCGCTGCCGGAATCGACACGAAGAAACTGAGCCAGGCACAGCGCGAACTTAAAAGTCAGTCTGACGAGACCCGCGCCGCCATTGACCGGCAGCAGCAGTCGCTTAAAAAGCTGGGAGAACGGCAGGCAAAGCTGAGCGCGGTACGTGAGCGATATTCCCGATCACTTGAGGTGCGCGATCGCGTGGCCGGTACCGGAGCGGCAACGTCTGCCGCCGGGCTGGCGATGGTTGCGCCGGTTGCTGCTGCCGTGCATGCATCAGCGGCAATGGAAGACGCCATGAAGGGCGTGGCAAAGCAGGTTAACGGGCTGCGCGACGACAAAGGAAACCGCACAAAGCAGTTCTATGACATGCAGGCCGCCATCAAAGCCGCCAGTGAGCAGCTGCCGATGGAAAACGGCGCGATTGACTACGCCGCGCTGGTTGAGGGCGGAGCGCGTATGGGCGTGACGAACCAGAACGACTCCTATGAGGACCAGAAACGCGACCTGATGGCCTTTGCCACCACGGCGGCGAAGGCCTCGACCGCGTTTGAGCTGCCCGCCGGTGAGCTGGCCGAAGGGCTTGGTAAGATTGCGCAGCTGTACAAAATCCCTACGCGCAACATCGAGCAGCTGGGCGACGCGCTGAACTACCTGGACGATAATGCCATGTCCAAAGGGGCGGACATCATTGATGTGCTACAGCGTATGGGTGGCGTGGCCGACAGGATGAACTTCCGACAGGTAGCGGCGCTGGGTTCAACATTCCTGACGCTGGGCGCCACCTCTGAGATTGCGGCCAGTTCCGCTAATGCCATGGTGCGCGAGCTGTCTATAGCCACGATGCAGAGTAACCGGTTTATGGACGGCATGGACCTGCTGAAACTGGATCCGGCAAAGATTGAAAAGCAGATGACCACGGATGCGATGGGCACCATCATGCGCGTTCTTGAAAAGGTTAAAAAACTGCCGGACAGCAAGAGAGTGCCCGCGCTGACGATGCTCTTTGGCAAAGAGTTCGGCCCTGCAGCGGCAAAGCTTGTCAATAACATGTCGGAGCTTCTCAGGCAGCTGGCACTGACACAGGGAGATGCTGCAAAAGGTTCGATGCAGAAAGAGTCGGACATCAATAAAGACTCGCTTTCTGCACAGTGGATGCTGACCAAAACCGGCGTGTCAAACACCATGAGCGGCCTGGGCGATTCACTGCGCACGCCGCTGATGGACATCATGGATATGGTGAAGAAAGTCACCGGTGTGACCCGCCGCTGGGTGGAAAACAACAAGGAACTGGCGGGCACGCTCGTGAAGGCAGCGGCGGTTGTATCGGTGGTGGTGATTGCGCTGGGTACGCTCATGATCGGTCTGGCAGCAGTGCTTGGACCGCTTGCGCTGCTGAGGCTCAGCTTCAGCGTGTTAGGTATTAAAGCATTCGGCTCCTTCGGGCTGATCAAAAGTGCCATCGGTATCGTGGGGAACGGCGTGCTGTGGCTGGGACGGCTGATGATGGCAAACCCTATTCTGGTCGTTATCGGACTTATTGCTGCCGGAGCGCTTCTTATCTGGCAGAACTGGGACACGCTGGGGCCGAAACTTGCCGCCATATGGGACGCTATCAGCACAAAGGTCAGCAGCGTCTGGACTGCGATCCGCACCTACATCAGCACAAAGTGGGGTGAGATTGTTTCCGACGCGAAGGCGTTGCCCGCGCGTTTTCAGGAGGCCGGTTCACAGATGATTGACGGCCTGATGGCGGGTATCAGCCAGAAGTGGGACGCGATTAAAAACAAGCTGTCGTCACTGACCGACTACCTGCCGGACTTTCTGAAGCCGGGCGGTGATAAGACCGGCGGGCCGCAGCTGCCGCGCCCGGCAACAGTAAAAACGGGTGGCGGTGTATCCCTGCCGCCGGGCGGGTTCCCCGGATTTGCGGGCATGTACGACAGCGGCGGCTTCATCCCGTCCGGGCAGTTCGGCGTGGCCGGTGAGAACGGACCGGAGCTGGTCAGTGGTCCGGCAAACGTGACCAGCCGCCGGAGCACCGCACGGCTGGCGGCACTCGCGGCGCTGACGCTGGGCGGTGCCGGAGCAACGGCGGAGGCGAAGCCGCTGCACCCGCTGAGCCTGCCCGCCCAGGCGTACCGGCAGGAAGCACCGCGTCAGTCCTCTGCAGGTGGCAGTGTGGCACCGGTCAGCATTCACGCTTCATTCACCGTCGTGCAGCAGCCGGGCCAGAGCCAGCAGGATCTTGTAGATGAAGTGATGCGCAGGCTTGAGGCAAAAGAGCGGCAGGCGCAGGCCCGCGCCCGCAGCAGTTACCGGGATAGGGGAGGATTTGAGGAATGATGATGACGCTGGGCTTATTTGTTTTCATGCTGAGGACGGTGCCCTATCAGGAACTGCAGTATCAGCGCAGCTGGCGTTTCCCGTCAAACAGCCGCGTAGGCGTGAGGCCGTCACTGCAGTTCTTAGGCCCGGACAACGACACGCTGACGCTTTCCGGCGTGCTGCTGCCGGAGATTACCGGCGGCAGGCTGTCACTGTTTGCGCTGGAGCAGATTGCAGAGCTGGGCCGCGCGTGGCCGCTTATTGAGGGCAGCGGGACAATTTACGGCATGTTCGTGATTGAAAGCTTGAGTCAGACCAAGGCGGAGTTCTTCAGCAGCGGCGTGTGCCGCCGCATTGAATTCACGCTGACGCTAAAGCGCACCGATGAATCACTGGGGGAAATGTTCGGCAGCCTAAGCGATCAGCTGTCTGCCATGCAGGGCGCAGCAGTTACCGCCGCCGGTAAGGTAAGCGCCGCAGCGGGAGGGCTTTTTTCATGATGACAACCCCATGGATTAACGGCCAGCAGAATTCGCCCGCCTTCCGGCTGACGATGGACGGGGCAGACATCACGCAGAAGCTGGAAAAGCGCCTGCTGAGCCTGACGCTCACTGACAACCGGGGCTTTGAGGCGGACCAGCTGGACATCGAACTGGACGACGCGGACGGCCAGCTGCAGCTGCCACGCCGGGGCGTCGTGCTTTCTCTGTCGCTGGGATGGCAGGATGCGCCGCTTTTCCCAAAAGGCAGCTATACCGTTGACGAAATCGAGCATAGCGGCACGCCGGACCGCCTGACGCTGCGGGCGCGCAGCGCGGACTTCCGGCAGACGCTGAACACGAAGCGGGAGAAGTCCTGGCACAAAACCACAGCGGGCGAAATTGTCCGGGACATCGCCGGGCGGCACAAACTGAAGGTGGCAATGGGTGAGGACATGGCGGCCGCAGAAATTGACCACCTTGACCAGACTAACGAATCAGACGCCAGCTTTCTGATGCGCCTGGCTAAACAGTGTGGCGCGGTGGCCTGCGTCAAGGACGGTAATTTGCTTTTTATCCGCCAGGGCCAGGGTAAAACGGCAAGCGGCAAGGCGCTTCCATTAATCACCCTTCAGCGCAGGGACGGAGACAGCCACCGCTTCACCCTTGCGGACCGTGACGCCTACACCGGCGTGATCGCCAGTTGGCTACACACCCGCGAACCGGCAAAAAAGCATGTAGCGAAAGTGAAGCGCAGGCGACGTAAAACCACGGCGAAGAAGAAAGAACCGGAGGAGAAGCAGGGAGATTACCTGATCGGCACTGATGAAAACGTGCTGGTACTGAGCCGCACTTACGCGAACAGGGGCAACGCCGAACGGGCGGCCAAAATGCAGTGGGAACGCCTGCAGCGTGGTGTAGCAACGTTCTCAATCCAGCTGGCGAAGGGACGCGCAGAGCTATACACGGAAATGCCGGTGAAGGTAAGTGGCTTCAAGCAGCAGATTGATGCGGGGGAATGGATCATCACAACGTTGACGCACAGCCTGAGCGCTGACAGCGGATATACGACCAGCATCGAACTTGAAGTTAAAATCGAGGACTTAAGCTTGCAATAGTAATATTCATTATCCTTTTGGATAATCAATAGGTATGATCAAGTTAAATATTCAACAGGGCGAATCCTAAATGATGAATTGTCCAAAGTGCTCTCACGCTGCACATACACGCAGCAGTGTGGTGCTCTCTGAGAACACAAAAGAACGATACAACCAGTGCCAGAACATCAACTGCGGATGTACTTTCAAATCCTTAGAAACTGTAACTGATATAATCATGTGTCCAGGTAGAGTAAATCCCGTACCGCCCCACCCTGCCCGTGGAGGCACCAAAACGTCCCAAGGCCAACTCTGGCTCTAACCCGCTTCGGCGGGTTTTTTAATGCCTACATTTGACTACAAAATAAATCTGCGTAGCCAATCCGTGGACAAAGCCAAAAAAAAAGGGGTTAGCTTCATGCTAACCCCTTGTTTGCTATTAACTTTTAGATGTCGCGTTAGCGATACCTTAGTTAAGACGCTCTTTAATACGAGCAGACTTACCAGTACGCTCACGCAGGTAGTACAGTTTGGCTTTACGCACAGCGC